CTTGTATTGGAAGCTTTAACGTGTTCTTCACACGGGCCTATTTAATCGACTAGTCCTAGTCGGCCTCCAAGAAGGAGGGCTTCCCTTATACCATCGTCGGTGGACTCAAACTTCCCAGGAGAGGGAAGAAGATTCACATCGCACTTCAGAAAGGACATGGACATCTGAAGGGGGCCATACTGATGACTGGCACGAATGGTGGTTCCCTCATCGGTGGCTGCTGCCGGCGAAGTATAGCCGGCACAGTAGCCCGTTGAGCGACGGAACCAGGGGAGGATAGAAGTCTCATCAAGAAACATGAGATCCGCACGAAGGTCGGTACGGGGAACCGACGGTAAATCTATCTGATAGACCCGTTGGGGGGGGAGATAGGCTGCAAGCTCCTCCTCCCGAATGGCGTGATGACCCAACCACTCATTCCGGGCACATTTCGAACCTCCGGAGAGGGAATGACCCGTATCCCAAAGCCGGGAACGGCTAAGGGAAAACTTTTGGAGAAGGTCCGCCAGTACCTGGGCGCGACGATCCTTTCCAATAGTCCTCTCCCAGATAACGCAATCTCGTTCAATCTGGAAGGTCTCCATCCAACACAACCTCTCAATACACGCAATTACCGCAGCGTGAGTCGAGTATCCTAAGGGCACTGGGGCACCAAAGGGAATAAAACGGGGAGTGAGGGAAGCCAGCTTCTTCTGAGCCATCCGGGACAATTCACCGGAAAACTTGATGCAGGGCATCGCAGCTGGGACATGCTCAGGATGGTGGAGTAACCAACCCGCGAGCTGTCGAGAGGCCTTGGAAGAATCTCCAATGGTTCGACTGGGGGATGTGTTCTCGAGGCCAAGACCTCCGAGGCCCGTCGGAAGCCACCAATCCGTTGTGTAGGAAATGGCGGCCCCATGAACAGGCTTCGTCGTCCCCTGAGAGAGACGGAGAACCGGACCCCAGGATTTCAGGAAGACTTGGTTCAGTCGGTGACGGTACTCACCAGAAAAGGAACCTAGCCATGCTTTCTGAAGGCCCGGAAGAATTGCGTAACCCTCAGGTTTAAAGAGGTCATCAATGTTACGCAACTTAAATCGTCGAAAGGCGGGAATGAGGTGAGCGGAACGCTGTATTGCCGCCTCAACCACACTCGATTTTTCAAAGCACTCAACCGCATCCTCATCAGCAGCGAGAAGACTCTTCTTATGGGCTGCCACACGTGTGGAGGAAGCCTCGAGTCCAAGAGAGAATTTTGTCTTCGCCGGACACCACTTCTGGGGACCCAGATAATCAGGGTTCAGGTAAGGGGAAACGGAGAAGATGTTTCGACGGGAAGCCAAATAAGGGGCTTCCAACCAGGCAGGCAACAACTCCTGGTCGGCGTAACCATGGGCCACAATTAGCTCATAATCCGCCATCCTTTGGGTAAGGGGGACAACAACTTCAACAATTGTCCCATCGGTCCCATTCCGAACGGAATTGGGAGGAACGCGACGAAAAGTCGCGGCACTTCGCATTGGATGCGGAACATACGTGCCTCTCTGCTCAAACATGCAGGAGTTCAGGACAACAAAGTCCTCCGAGGTAAAATTCTTACCCAGCGAAAACAAGAGGCCCCCCATCTTTGTGATCGTCTTCCAAATCTCATAACCATCTCGATCTGTGACAAAAGCAACGTCATCGCCATTGATCAAGAGAGGGAAAGAGTCCAGGTCCATCATGCCAACCCGCCCGGTATTAAGCTCAAGTGAGTATCGGGTTAGGGCCGCATTGACGAGGCAAAGAACGGGAAAGGACAATGGGGATCCCATCAGCTGTCCGTTCTGCTGAGGAGCAGACTTCTTCGTTTTGCCAGATCCTTGCACCAACTCATGACCCACCAATGCGTCCACAAAAAGCATGGCGAGGTGAGTGGGCATTTCCGTAGTACGTGCAATCTGGAGAGCACAAGCGCGGGAAAGGTCGCCGGAGATGAGATCAGTCGCTGATTTGTAATCGCCGGAGACAAGGAAATGTCCTGGGGGGAGGAGGGTGTGGAAAGTTCGATTAATATCATCCAAGGTCAGCGTTTGACCGATGAGACGGAACACAGGATGCTTTCGCAAGTGTCCGTGAACGAACTTCTGGAGGTAGGAAGCTTCAAAATAGGCTTCTTCCGCACCTGCCGTGATAGTACGAATCTTCAACGGCTCCGCCAGACCAATGATCTTGGCGGAAATGGGTTCAGTATCAACCCGGTGTGAATGGATGGTCAAGTCGCGGGCCGCCCATTGATGGACCAGTTCATCGAACCAGTGCACCAAATGAGAGACCGAGGCAGACTTCTCTTCCAAAGGTACACGAAAACCGAGCTCACACATTAATGCTCGATGTTCGGAATGTTCGGCGGCGGCGTGATGAACGATAGTCAATCGATCAATCCGGAACCTCGTCAATTCCTGAATCCTCGGAATTTCCGCAAAAGCGGAGAGGAAATCGGGGAGGGCCGGCTGCAAAGCAGCAACTTTCGCCTTCGCCCCACCAAGGGCGCGTGTGTATTCGAAATGGGCATTCGCTGATGGAACCCGCATGGGCCTCACAGTCGAGAACTTCTCATTTCCGAATACTTCCCTCACCGTCCGGCGAACCTGTTCCAATAGGGTCTCCGGAGTCACAAGCGTTTCAAGCCCGTGAGGTCCCTCAATACGCCAAGGAGTGGCGACATGGGGGGTGGTGAGGATGGTGAATGATTTCTCCTCGGCAGCACGAATCTGCTCGGCGGACATTTCCGCGGCAGAGCGCTTCATAAAGAACACGAAGGCCTGGGCTCGCGCGAGATCCCTCCGGATCCACGTGCAAAGAGCCAGGCCCCGTGCGCCAGGGAGGAGAGTGGGGGACCTTATCGAGCGCTCAATAAAGGGCGCCACGACAGGGGGCAGTTCCGTTTGGCTTTTCGATGTTGCGTCGAAGGATGCCAACTTCAGCTTCAAGAAGGCCTCCGCCTGCCCCTGCATGTACAGGGCAGTGAGGGCCAACGTCAGCCGAAACCACTCATCCCCGATAGGATATCGGGGAGAAGAAGGTTGAAGGTCGAGCCACAGAAGAAATGACTCAGAGAACCTCAACGCTTTATCGATGCTTGCAGACATCAGATCTTCGGGAGAGAGCACAGGACGAGGCTCAACCAACCGGGATCGCTTCAACGATTTAGCACACAAAGAAGCGGGGACACCATCAACGGTGGTCACCCTCAACTCTGCGACTTTCTTGTCGTAGAAGCGCTTTTGGCGCAGGAACGTTGCATAGTTCCGACACCACGCGTGCCATGTCAATCCGAGACTCCCCTTTGGGAGCTCGCATCCAATTGACTTGGCCTCACGCTCAGCTTGTTCACCTCGGACCGCGTTAAAAACGCGGCCAGGAAGAATGGCATTTCCATACCAGACACTGATTGTTTGCCTAACGGCGATGACAAGGTCACCTGCGATCGGCATGTTGGCTTGGGGTTTCCCCTTGCTAGTTTATTGGACGGGTTTTCTCCCGTA